ACGTCCACCGATGTCAGCGTGACTGTCCCGACCTTGCCGTTGACGCTGGACACGGGGCCGACAAGCGCCGCCGCCGTGGTGAAGTCGGTGATTTTGACGCTCGTGAGCGACGGAATGTCGTCGGCGACCAGGGCACGAAATGTCGGTGCAGCGTTGGCTCCGGTCGTCGGGCCGGCGAGTACCTTGTTGGCCTCGCGGACGGTCACGATCGACACGAATGCGCCACCACCACCAATGGCGACGACGTTCGCGGCGTTCGTGCCGCTCGTGCCTGTGCCGATGTAGAGCGTTCCCGCGCCGCCGGCGCCGGCTGCCTCGGCGTAGGCGAGTTCCGCGTTCAGCAGGTGCTCAGGCGCAGAACTGCCTGTAGACCGGCGAATCCTGATGCGATTAGCCATGCGAAGTTCCCTCCATCAACGAGGCTCAGGTCGGTAACATTCCGCCACTTCGACGTGGCGGTGCTGTACTGGATCAGGTCGCCGTTGGCGAGCGACGTGAGTTGGACATCGGTGAGTTCGGAGAGCGTCGAGGCTCCTCCTGTGTCGCCAGTATCGCCGGCCGGACCTTGCGGCCCGATGCCGCCAGTCACCGATGCCGCGACCCGGCCGCTGCCGACTGAGGCCGAAACGGCGCCGCCTGAGACGCTCGCGCTGATCCGAGACGACGTCACATTCGCCGTGATGCTCACCTTGTCACCTCCGCGAAGCCGGTGAGAGCCGTCCTCTTGACGCTGCCTGGGGCTGTCCACTCCAGACGCCACGAGTACGTGCCTGGGACAAGTGCGGCGGTCTGCTCCTCGGTCATCGCGATGTTGACGATGCCGGTGGATGCGTTCGTGAGCGTCGCTGTCATCGTGCCGACGGCGTTGCCGGTGATCGCCGAGACGATCGACGAGGTGACCGTGTATCCGGTCATGTCGATGTCGAAGTCCACTTCGGTGCCGAGTTGGTCACCGCGGCGGAATGCCAGATGCAGGGCACCCGGCGTCTGGCTGTACGTGCTTGCCATGGCTACTGCGGCTCCACGACCGTTGGTGCCGAGACCTTGTAGTGCCGCTCTCCTTCGCCACTTCTGGCGCTCTGGAGTGCGTAGAGCAGTTTCGTCTGCTCCTTCACGGCGTCCGCGATCTCGCGCTGGGACTCAGAGATCGTCTTCAGGAACTGCGAGTGCTGGTCAACCAACGGCAGGAGGACGTCAGCCCTCAGTGTGTACCCAGCCGCCAGGGCCACCAGGGTCGGAAAGCCCCACCGCTCGATGACCGTTTTCAGGGTCTCGCTCATCTCGGCGCCGCTCACGAGCATCACCATGCTGGGGCATACTGCACCTATCTCATTATATCCGCGTGGAGCCTTGCCCACGCCTCTTCCACGGCGGCCCTGAGCGACGCGAGATCGCCGACATTCTCGATCTCGTCGTCCACGAGCGCCGGGTCGATCCCCTGCTCGCTGGAGTGCGACCCCTCGGCGCCAGCGAGGCCCGCGCCGGGCCGAACGATCCTCCAGACCACGCCTCCGCGGCGACGGATCGCATCGGCCTCGTTGTCGAACCGGACGTCGGTGATCGCGCTCCACTGATTCTCCGAGGCGTCGATGCGCCGCATCGTCGCCATGATCCAGATTTCAGGGTGGATCGTATCCCGGCCCCATTCGGTGCCGATTGTCTGTAGGAGTCGCCTTGGAGACGCCGGCAGCCACCCCAGGTCGATCTCCTTCCGCCGGCGGTCCTGCAACTCGGCGATCGGCATCCCCGTGATCGCCGACACCGCGGCGTAGAGCGGGTCCGCAAATCCGTAAGATTCCGCCCCACATACTTCTTTCAGTATGCCGGCGACGGTGTTCTTGCCGCAGCCGGCGGCTCCGCAGAGTCCGATGATCACAGTCCGCCTCCAGCGACGTGCAGGGCCGTGAGCCCGCCTTCGGGCCGATACAGGAACGTCTCCATGGCACGCCTCGATCCGATGAAGCCATGCTCTGTGTGCCATTCATCGCTGGCCCCGATCGAGGGAGCGGTTCGGACGATGACTCCATCGATTGTCTCGATCGGCCTTTGCCACTCCGCCGCCTGCGAGTGGTAGTGGCCTGTGTGGTATTCACGGTACGGACACCGTGACCAGTCGCTCGGCGCCTCAAGCGCCATCAGTTGCGGCAATTTCCTCTTCGCCCGGTGCCCGTGGGCGATCCCGATCAAATTGCCGCCGTGGGTCACGTACTGCCGGGGCGTGTACCTGAGCGACACGGCGACGCGACCGTCGTTGCGGAACCGCTCGAAGAGAATCTTCTGGAGCGCCCACGAGAGGGTTTCGTCGTGGTTTCCGTTCACGACGTGGACATCGGTCGGGCAAGACTGCGCCGACTGCTCGACGATGCCCATGAGCACGCCGGACCCAACCTCGATGATCTTCTGGAGCCTGCCATCGGCGTCGAGTTGCGTCCCTCCGGTCGTCTGCCACTTCGGGTTGTCGATGTGGAAGAGGTCGCCAAGCATCAGGATCGTCCGGCGGGCCGGCTTCAGGTCGTTGCCGATTGCGATCAGTTCGGCGGCCGCCGCGGAGACCAGTCGCTCGGCGATGTCGAGGTCGTAGTCGGCCCCGCCGGTGGTCTTGTGCCACGCCCGCTTGCCGAAGTGCGTGTCGGCAACGACCACCACCTGCCACAGTTCGCCGACCTGCTTCTTGTGCCGCGACACCGGACGCTGCTTGAGGCCGACGGCTCCGGCGATCATCGCCTCGACGCACTCGCGGATGCCTGGGCCAGCCTTCGGCTTCAGCCGCACGAAGACCCGGTGCAGTTCCGTCACCGTCGTATTGCCGTCGCCATCACTCGACGCGCACTCCCACTTGGTCGCCTCAGACGCGGCCACCTCGTACCGGGTCATGTCCGCCTCAATGTGCTCCAGCAGGTCTTCGACGGTCTTGATGCGTCGGCTCGTCGAGCGGACCTCAATCGTGTCGCCGTCGGTCTTCTTCGAGACCTGCTCGGCGTTCTCAGGAGGGCCGGCTGACACCTGCCGATCGGCGACTTTGTCGAGGATCGCCTGCTTCAGTCGTTTCTTTTGAGCCAATTTGTGACCCCCTGCTCCCCGACGCCAGAGACGCCGAGCGACTTGAGCGACGACGCGATGTGCCGCGCCAGGATCGCCGCTGGCGACTTGACCTCGCCGGCCTGCCACGCCCGCCTGATCTCCAGCAGTTCAGCCTTCTGCTCGTCGTCGGTAAGTTTGTCGAACCACGTCCGGCACTTGCCGCTGCGGTGCTGGCCGATGCCGGCAAGCACCGTTTCTGTCAGCGTTGGCTTCTTCGCCATTTCGAGGTCTCCCTAGAGTCGTCCGTCCGCCGCCAGCGCGGTCGTCTTCTGAAACGCCGCCACTCTCGCCTCCTCCTCGGACAGGCATCCGAGGATGCTGTCGACAGCATCCTCGCAACCGCGATGCACCGCCTCGCAGACGGCAGCGTCCTCGGCGAAGACTTGCTCGTTGAATCTCGCGGCCGTCTCGTTGACGTATCGCCGACGCTCATGGTCAGCGACGACGCCGTCGGTCGCGTAGGTCACGCTCGTGAACTGCGTCGTGCTCGCGTCCAGCGGCGTGAAGAACTGCACGCCGTAGGTCAGGCCGAAGAGCGTCGCGATCGTGCAGGTCGGCCAGACCAACTGATGGATGTACTGATCCGTCCGTCGCGGCCGGCTCGTGTAGGCGTCGGACACCGCGTGCAGTGTCTTGAGCGCCTTTTCTGACACGTCTGTGTGCCACGCGGTGTGCGGCGTGGTCATGCAATAGAAGTGTCCGGCCGATGGGCCGATTCGGTGAAACGACCCCGCGTGGACGTGGCCGACGTGGTACGCCTCCAGCGTGTTCTCGACCAGAATCTTCCAGTTGGCCCTGACGACCGTCGTCTTCGCCGCGATGCGCTCACCGCAGGCCGAGGTCAGCATCTCTATGAACGGCCTCGCGATCCCGAGCCACTCGCCCAGAGGCAGGCCCGCAGCACGCTTCCTGACAAAGATCAGTTTTCCGCAGGTGTCGACGGCGTAGCCGACCAGCCGGTGCCGCTCAGGGTCGAGGTTCTCGAACCTGGGACGCTTCGGTATGCGGCACGGCAGTCCGTCGCAGTCGAATTCCCAGCCGTGGTAGCCGCAGATGAGTTTCCTCGTGCCACACGGCTCGGTCTGGAGCCGGTTGAAGCGATGCGTGCAGACGTTCAGGAACGCCTTGAGCGTGCCTCCAAAGTTTTGAATGACGACCTCGCGGCGACCGACACGTCGGACGACGAACGAGTCCGGCTCGGCCACCTCGTCGGCCATGGCGACGGGAATCCAGTAGTCGTCGAACGACCGCATCTCTCGGTCGAATTGGTCGGCGGACGTGTACACGATCATCGTGAGGTGTAGCCTCCGTCGATCGTGAGCACGGTGCCGGTCGTCCATCTCTGCCTGAGCAGGTACTCGATCGCCTCGGCGACGTCCTCCGGCGTGCCGATGCCAAGAGGATGGGCGGCGACGACGGCCTGCCACTGCTCCGGCGTCATCGAGCCCTCAAGCCGCTCCTGCATCGGCGTCCGCACGACGCCAGGAGCCACGCAGTTGACGCGGATGTCCGGCGCCAACTCGATTGCCAGAGCCTTGGTCAGGCCGATGAGCGCGGCTTTGCTGGCGGCGTACTGGCTCGTGGCCGGCTGGCCGACGATCCCAGCGACGCTGGACACGAATACAACCGCGGCCTTCTCCGTCCTCACGGCTGGCCTGCGGAACGCCTTCGCCAGCGTCCACGCGGTGCCGTAGTTCATCTGCATCATCTTCGAGTGGCTGGTGGCACACTTGAGCGGCGACAGGGCGTGGATGCCGGCGGCGTGAACGAGTCCGTCGAATGGCCCTCGTTCGGCTGCCAGAGACTCAAGGAGCGTCGCGGTGCCGTCGTCATCAAGCGACATGAGGTCGGCACTCAGACGGTCGTGGCCGCTGCCGGGGAGCGTGAACACCGCCGCCGCAAGACGCTTGCTGTCGCGGCCGAGCAGGAAGACCCGGTGGCCGAGGCCGGCGAGGTGATGTGCCGTCGCCAGCCCGATGCCGCTCGACGCTCCCGTGACGAGGTAGTGGCTCACTTGCCCACCTCCACGAGCGGGTGGATGCGCGTCTCCGACGTGTCGACGACTGCCGTCCCCCACGACCACCCCCCGCCGAAGCCGACCAAGAGAAGCCGACCGCGGGTCTTGTTGAGCACGATCGCCAGCGGGATCGACGCGCTCGACACGTTGCCGTACTGCTCGACGACGCCGGCGACCCACTTCTCCGCCGGCACATTGCACTTGAGCCGGAGGTGTTCGAGCATCGTGGCATTCGGCTGGTGAGGCACGACGGCGTCGATGTCTTCGAGCGTCAGGCAAGCCTGCTCCAGCATCTCCGAGACGGCCGCCGGCACCGCGGCAGACGCGAACTCGAAGACCGAGGCTCCGTTCATAAAAAGGCACTCTGTGTCGCCGTGGTCGAGCCGGAGGTGCTTCGCGCCTTTGCCGTCCGACCCGCAGCCAACGAGAAATCGCGGCGCGTCTTCGTCTCGCTCCAGATACGTCGCTGACGCCGCGTCGCCGAAGAGCGGCTCGGTGGCGCGGTCGTTTGGGCTCACGACCGTCGACAGGCAGTCGCCTGCCAGCATCAGGACACGGCGGAGGCCCGACTGGACGAGGCTGCCGGCGATTTGCAGGCCGTAGACGTAGCCGGAGCAGCCCTGGTTGACGTCGAACGCGACGCACGATGATGGCAGGCCGAGCCGGCCGTGGAGGATGTTCGCGGTCGGCGGGATTCTCGTGTCCGGCGTCTGGGTGACGACGACGAGGCCGTCGATGACACGGCGATGCCCGAGCGCCTGCTCCGCCGCGGCCTTGAAGAGGTCTGTCATCGTCTCTTTGTCGACGACGCGACGCTCGCTGACGCCGGTGGCGGCGACGAGTTTCGCGGCTACGCCGTCGCCCCACGCAGACTGATCTCGGCGTGTCGGCGGCACGGCAACGGCGATGTCGCGGACGGCGGCGTGGTTCATTCAGCGATCCCCACGAGCGCGGCCAAGTCGGCGACGGTCTTCGCCTCCATGAGACGGACGGCACTGACGACGACGCCGTACTGCCGGTCGGCCATCGCCATGAATCCCATCGCCGTCATCGAGTCCCAGCCGGCCAACTGGAGAAGCGTCGTATCCGGCGTGCTGGTGCCGACGGGTTGCTCGGTGAGCCGATCAAGATGCTGGCAAAACTCGTTCATTGTCTCCTCGTGTAGATTACGGACGCAGGTACACCCATCACGGTCGATCGGGCCGGAGCCTCCTTGACGACGACACTCCCGCTGCCGACGATCGACCAGTCGCCGGCGATTGCGTGCGGGAGGATGCTGGCGTGCGACCCCATCAGCACGCCCTCTCCGAGCACGGCGTGTCCGCAGATGTCGGCGTGCGACGAGATCGAGGAGTAGTCGCCGACGGTGGTGTCGTGGCCCACCGTGGCGGCGCAGTTGATCGTGACCAGCCGGCCGACGACAGCCCCGACGCTGACCACTGAGTGCGGGCAGACGATCGCGCCTTCCCCGAGGTGCCCCTGAGACGTCACGGTCGCAGTCGGGTGGATGAGCGTGCGAAAGCGGGCGCCGCGGCTGCGGAGCCGCTCGCAGACGATCCGCTTGAGCGTCGGCTCGCCGAGGCCGCACAGGAACCAGTCGGCCGGCGTGAAGTCGAGATCGTCGTCTCCCTGGTCAAGCAGTCGGTCGATCGCGAGACCGGAGTCCCGCGCCCACTGCGCCACCTCGCGGGCGAAGCCGCCTGCCCCAACGACGTAGATCACGATGGAGCCTTCTCCTCGTTGACCCGATAGCCGAGGAACCACAGGATTCTGCTGATGTCACGGGCGCTCGATGTCACCGTCTCCTCGGACATCTGCGGAAAGCAGACGTGGAGCGCCTCGTGTATCTCAGTCTCCATGCGGGCGCGACCCTTGAGCCGCGAGTCGATCAGCACCTTACGAGGCATATCGGGCTTCGCGGGGTCCGGCAGGTACGCCCAGCCAGCAGCCTGACCACGCAGCCGCGTGTATCGCCACACCCAGCGGGCACCGTTGATCAGGAAGTGGTGGGTGCTCGGCATGGTCACACGATCCATACTTGGAGATTGCCGCCAGTCATGTCGGCCCCTGTCTCGAAGCGGATCGTGTCGTTGACTGCGACTGATGTATTGCCGTTGAGTTGCAGCGCCGAGCCGCTGGCAATGACAGAGCCATTCTTTTTGATTGAGTATGAGTATGCCTGCTCGCCAGTGCCGATCGACGCAGACCAGTAGAAAGTCCCAGACACCTTCGCTGTGAACGTCACGTCCGACGTGGTCGGGCCGGCGAGCGGCGACGCGGCGGTTCCGTCTCCTTCGAGCCATCCGGGGCTCGTGATGCGAAAGACGCGCACCGACTTGGGCTTCGCGCCAAACGACGGGCGCAGGAGCAGCGACAGGATTCCCATTCCGATCTCCTTGCGGCCATTATCTTCCCGACTCGCCTAGCGGCGGTCAAGGCGAGAAATGTCAGGCTTTCGCCACGACGACCTGCGCGGCGCGGTGCAGAATTTGCATCCGCAGGCAGTAGCAGGTCAGGAAGGCGTCGATGCCGAAGTGCGTGTCGATCTTGCCTACGGCGAACTGCTGCGGGATGTGGTAGCGGTAGTCATCGAATACCATCAGGCCGCCGCGTGCCAGCAGCATCCATGCCAGCACCGCATTTTCAAGCACGGCGGCCCCGTCATGGTCGCCGTCGACATAGATGACGTCGAATCGCTCGCCTGCCGCAGCCATGCCGACGAGCACGCTCGTGATGTGGCCCTTGATCTTCGTGACCCGACTGCCGACGTTCTGGTCAAACCGCGACTCGATGTCGGAGACCTTCCAACTGTCGACACACACCAGTTCCCCACCGGCCACGACGTGATCGAGCGCCCACGCGGCCGACCGCCCCTCGTAGGAGCCGAGTTCCAGCATCCTCCGAGGTCCGTCCTTGAGCCTCGGAAGGACGACAGTCTCCCAAATCGGGATCGTGTATGAGTGCCAGTCGGACGTGAAGATCATCCGTCCTCCATTCGTCTGGCGAAGTAGGCCAGCGCCTTGGCGTTGTATTCTGGAGAATCCCACTCCAGCAGCCCGTCTGGCCTGCTCCGAAGTGGGTACTCGCCGTTGTTGTGAGGCGGCAGAAACTTGTACCGCTCCTCATATCCGCGATCCTTTCGGTCACCATGCCAGAGGTGGTACACGGCGCCGTCGACGCATCCGATTCTCAAGTTGAGCGACAGGACGCGATCACGGTACGCCTTGTATGGCTCCGACATGGCGAATGCGTGGTTGTCTGTCTTCGGCAGCCGCGGCTCGCCGGGTGTGAGCGAGAAGGCGATGGCTGCGTCGCCGCCGCCGAGCGGGTGCCGCTCGAAGAAGCCGCCGATGTCGTCGAAGGCTTTTCGCGTGAGCGCCCACGCAAAGCCCGGATGATACTTGCCGAGAACCGGCTGCTCTCCGGCGGCAACGGCCATGACGGCCGGCTCCCTGACCAACTCGACGCCGCCGTCCTTCGCCAGCCAGCAGGCTGTGCTGAACGGCTGGATGATGTCATGCGTGTCCAGGCACTCACTGACCGCGTCGAAGATGTCGCGCCTGGAGAAGTAGATGTCGCCGTCGAGGAAGAGAATCTTGTCTTCGCTTGTTTCGCGAGCCGTGAGATTCCACAGGTTTTCCTTGTGGAAGAGCACCGAGTCGCTCTGGTAGACGATCTGCCGGACACCGGCCGGCAGCGGCGACGGACTGCGCCCAGGCAGAACCAGTTGGGCGACGACAGGCGTGATGCCGGCCGCGACGACGGACTCGCACGTCTCGTAGAGGAGCCGCGGTGGCCGCTGCCATCCGGCCGGATTGAAGTGGCACAGGACGACGGCGAGGTCGGTGCGTTTCGGCCGCGAGTACCCGGCCGGCGGCTTCGAGGCCAATGCGACAAGCCGACCGATGGTGTGCTCGTCGATCTTGATGCCGCGCTTCTCGGCTTCCTCCGCCAGCCACTCTGGAAGGCGTTCGTCGATGCCGATTGTGTCCAGCACGCGGGCGCGGGCTGTGGCCGTTTTGCCCGTGATCTGCGAGCCGACTAGTCGAGAGCACACTCGCAGAAGTTTGGTTCCTGCTAGGTGCTGGCGCCGCCGCAGCATGGCGTCACCCTCCACCGCAGCGACACGGGGTCGTAGAGAAGTTCCGCCTGATCATGCTCTTCAAGAGTTCTGTCGGTGCCTGTGTCGACAAGAATCCTGTTTTCCACGTCGCTGCCATTTGAGTTGTGGACAAGTTTGAGCGAGTGCGTGGAGATGTTGACGACACGAAGCGCCTTGTTCTGGCCGCCCCCAGTGAACCCGGTGATCTGCCTGTTGTTTTGGTTCGGGTTGACGCGAAGAACAGTCGCGGTGCCCGGCGCGTAGTTGCTGATGGTCGCCGTGGCGTCGATCGTGGCCCACAGAAATCCAGGCGCCGCAGGCTCGTGCCCGATGAGTCTCCACCGCTGGCTCGTGGCGTCGTAGAACGCGGACGCAGAGTCCCCTTCCCCGAGGACTCGATCGCCGCCGACGATGATGAACCGATTGCTTGAGTCGCTCGCCGTACTGGCCGAAGCCAGCGTGAGTTCGTTTGTGCTGACGTTGACGAACAGTTTCACGGCGCCAGACGAGCCGCCGGCGACGCCGGTAATCGTCATGTTCGCCGTGGCTTCCACCCGCACGATGTCGGTGGTGCCGGAATCGTAGTTGTTGACGTTCGTGGTGAGCGTCTTGGTTGCCACAGATGCGGCAGTGCCACCGCCGCCTCCGGTCACCGTCACGACGCCAGTCTGTCCATTGACGCTGATGACGTTTGCGACGCTGGTCAGGTCGGTGATGCTGGCTGCGAGGTGTGTGTGGCTCGCGCTGGCGGCTGACACGTCAAGGGCGACCAAGGTCACCGTGCCGGTCCTGCCATTGACGCTGCTGACAGGCCCGTACTTCGCCGCCTCGGCGGCAAAGTCGGTGATGTTGGCGACGACGTGTGTATGGCTGGCGCTGGCGGCGGAGACGTCGATCGCGACCAATGTCACCGTGCCGGTCCTGCCATTGACACTGCTGACCGGCCCGTACTTCGCCGCCTCGGCGGCAAAGTCGGTGATGTTGGCAGCGACGTGTGTATGGCTAGCGCTGGCAGCGGAGACATCCGAGGCAACGAGAGTGACGGTGCCCGTCTTGCCATTGACGCTACTGACTGGCCCATACTTCGCCGCTTCGGAGGCGAAGTCGGTGATGTTGGCAGCGACGTGGGTGTGGACAGCACTAGCAGCGGAGACGTCTGTGGAGTTCAGCACCACGACGCCCGTGCGTCCGTTGACGCTCAGGACGTTTCCAGAGCCTGTAGCCGCCGCCGCGGCGATGGTGATGACTCCAGCGGACGTCGTGACTGTGACGTTCGCGCCAGCCGTGATGGTGACCGTTCCGGTTTGGCCGTTGAGTGTCTGGACATAGGAGTGGGCGTGCGTGGCGGAGGCGGCCGTGACGTCAGTCGCCACGAGCGTAACGGTGCCCGTCTTCCCGTTGACGCTGCTGACAGGCCCGTACTTCGCGGCCTCGGTGGCAAAGTCTGTGACGCTGGCGGCGACGTGCGTGTGGCTGGCGCTGGCAGCCCCGACCTCTGAGGCCACGAGCGTGACCACGCCGGTCTTCCCGTTGACGCTGGTCACGGGCGGGTCGCGGCCGATGATCGTGAAGACGCCAGATGTCGTCGTGACGGTGACGTTGGCGCCGCCGGCGATCGCCAGGGACGTCAGCGTCTGGGCCGCCATCGTGCCGACGCCGACCTCGACCGTGTCGGAGTTCGTGATCGACGTGACGATGTTCGTCTGGCCGATCACATTGACGGTGATGCTCATGGGTTCGCCACCGTCACCGTGCCGGAGAGGACCGTCCTCGTGACGCCGCCGCCGTCAACCCACCGCATGTACCAGCGGTAGGCGATGGCCGGCGAGAGCGCGATCGTCTGCGACTCCGAGAGCCCGATCGTGATCTGGCCGGCTGCGAGGTTCGTGTTCTCGATGGCGAACGTCGTCGCCGTCTCGCCGATGCCGGTCACGAAGCCTGTGCCGCCACCCCCGGCTGCGTAGACGGCCGTGACGTAGATGGCCGTCGTGATCGTGTACCCCGTGAGGTTTCGATCGAAGTCGAGGGCGATGGCAACCTCATCGCCGGCCACGAACGTGAGGTTGAGTTCGCCCGGTAGTTGCGAGAATGAGGCCATTATTCCATTTTATCCGCTTGTGCCGCCTTGCGGGCGGACTTCAGCGACCGGCCGCCCGTTCCTTGAGCCCATGGTTCGTGAGCGGACTTGAGGCGATTGACTGGGCCAGCGCCGCTACGTCGGCCTCGGTCACTGGGTGCGGCAGCACGGCATCGATCGCCCGATTCGCTACGCTCTGGATCGCCGTCGTCACGCCCTCGCCGACGGCGTCAAGTTTGTTTTTTCGTGCTGCGCAACCGCAGTCCTTGCCGACGATCTTCTTGACCCGCTCCTCGGTAACGCCGATCGTCGTCAGTCCTGCGGCGATCATCGAGCCGAGCCGCAGTGGCGGAATCCTAATGCGCCCGCGCGCCAATGCGTCGAGGTGAGCGCGAGCGATCTCCTCGATGGTCTGGCAGTGACGGTACAAGGGCAGTTTTGATGCCGTGTACCCGCATCGCCGACACCGTAGCGTTCCGTCCTCAAAGTTACACAACATATCACAGCCTCAGATGTTGCGGCGTATTTGCTGCGTGATAGTGTCGCTGCCGCATGATACGGTAAAGATGACGCCTTGACCGGGCAGCCACGCCGTTTTCGAAATTACATCTATGATTCCAGACCGCTCGCCACTAGTCCTGTAATAGACGCTTGCGTACTCTGCGCCGCTCACTACAGCCACAACTGGCGTGCAATTATTGCACGGCACTGACGTTTTCGTTGACCTGTCGTGTGCTGACGGCGACTGCCCTATTGCGCCGAACATCAGAAAGAATGACACGCACTGCCCTGCTTGCGGCGATAACGCCAGTGGGTTTGCTGCGGTTTGGTATGACCCGTCGAAAGCAGGCAGTTGCGAAAGCAGTCGCAGGCCAAATAAGTTGCATCGCCCCTGCTGAAGCACTTGCAAGTAATCAACAATCTTCGGCAATCGGCTGTTGGTAGAAGTTACACTTGCATTTTCAGTAGAAGAAGACGTAACTGTTACGCTATCGGTTACGTTGCACGTTCGTGTCGTCACGCCGCCATTCGCCGAAAAAGCGTCTGGTGCCCAATCACCGCAGACATTGCGGCGAGAGTATTTCACAGACGCGCTGGCTGGAAAACTACGGATAACCGAGGCTCCGGCGCAAGCCTGCTGTAGGTTACAAATCTCACCCCAGATTGAAACAGGTATAACATTCACAAAAAACTCCTGCGTTTTCGGCAAATCGCACTGCACTGGTATTTTTGCAATACCAAAATGCCGGATCATGCACGGAAGTTGAAAAGGGCTGGGCTGCGAAAAATAGATGGGCGGGCTGGCTTCAAGTTCGCTTATGTAAAATTGCCCTGGGCCCGCTGGAAACGTGCCCCAAGCGGCTGGCACTGAGCCAGAGTATGGAGAAAAGCCCATTTGCCTTGCAACTGAAACGGTGAACGGGTTTCCGCCCTGCCCGCAAGCGCCGTTGACTATTTCAACATCGTACTCCACCGATACGGAAAAAAAACTTGGCACGCACGCATATGCGACAGCAACTTCAAATTCCGCGCAGCGGTTGCTGAATAAATGGCTGGACAGCAAGAATTCGTCGATTGGATGTTCGTTGCCTCCGCTTATCCGGTACGTCCATCCATCTACTAGGCTAAATCCTAACCCTGGCCCGCTCGCGACTAAAGAGTTCCGATACGGCCCTGTCTCTGCATTCCACAATAAAGTAAGGCCAGCCCAGAACTCGCTTGGGCCAACAGCCACGGGATGAAGGAGCGCCGACAAACTGCTAGAATATTCCCCTGAGTATTGCCATGAGTTTGCAACGATGGTTTTCAACTCAAGCGTCAGCGGGTTTTTGCAGAGCGACGGATTAGCAACGAGCAGTGATTGAGGCGCGTCAGCGTAGACGATCTCCGGGTATATGCCTAAAGCCGAACCTACGCCAACAAAATCAGCGGGCGTCTGGCACAGCGCATTTTTCGGAAGAATTCTTAGGTCACGCTGACCACCCGGCACAGACACCGTTATGTCTGCGTCGCCGTTCACAAAAGCGACAACCGACTCTTCGTTCAAAAGAATGCGTTGTGTGACGCTGCCGCCGCCTCCACGCCCGCAGATTGTTCCGCTAAGTCGCATCGCCAGCGACCGCTCTTCTATGGTCAGTCCCTGAGTTTTTTGCACTGACCAGCCCGCATAGGCGTCGCCTTGAACCAGCGTTGCGCTTTCAATGCCACTAGTCAGCCGGAAAGACTGCGTTCCCGATCCGACTGGCCCCCATCTCTGTAAGCCAGTCGGAAATAAAGTGACTTCCACTTCGTGCGTGATGCTTGCTGTCCATTGATTGACCGCTAAAGTAAGACGAGGCTGTTGATGCTCGTCTTCGTCAATAGATGACGTAACCCCTGACTCCTGCTGTGTAGCAACCCCCGTGACCGTCACGTTGACTTCCAGGTGCCACGGCGGACCGATCACGTCGTAGGTGCTTGCTTGCGGGCTCGTAATATTGTTGCGATTGAATCTCCAGACTTGTGAACGAGTTGCGCCAACAGGCGTTCTGCTGTCGCCGCTTGCCGAGAGCGACAGGCGTATCGGAACCCGAACCCTTGACTGGGCGTTATATAGTTGAACGAAGTCATTGGGCGGGTCCGTCAGCGCTCCAGATATGTACTCAACGTCACCAACGCTAGAGAGCCTGGAAACAATATGACAGTCTCCGCCTGACGGCGGGCTGCTTCCCACAAAAGACACACGCAGGCACCTATCAAACTCAATTGTCCATGGGCACTCAGTTCCCTGGCAGCATGGCGAACACGAGCCGAACAGAAAGCCGAGCGGGTACATCCCGGCCGCCAAGGCGGTGATCACGTACAGAATTGCGGAAAGCGGTTCTTCGATCATGTCGATGTACTGCACACGGCTGCGATGAGAAACCACGCCGTGCCCTCTCGGGCGATGGCACAGTCGCCGGAGCCAGTCGGAGACGGAACGGCGGCGAAGAGGTTGAGTGCCGATGCCGTATTCGGCGTCGCCGTCTGGTACTTGAACGTGACGGTCTTCGACGACCCAATGCTCCACGACCCCGTGAACGTACAAATCCGAAACACCTTCGGATTCGACGAGATGTCCCCCTCCAGAACCGCCGGCGTGCTGCGGAATCCTGACCGCACGACGCCGCCCTCCACCGCCTCGATGGTGCGGCGGGTTCGGGCGAGGAGGTCGGGTCCGAGGAGGAAGCCTTCGGCCATAGCGGCAGTCCGTCAGAAAAGTCGAGGCGGGAACGTCGCGTTGAAGTCGAGTTCTTCCTGAACTCGATAGCGATGCACAAGTGGCAGCAGTGAAGGACTCCTCGCTGTGCCGTCGTTATTGAGCGGTATTGGCATCGCGGACGGGCGCTGAAGTTGTCCGTTGTCTTCGATGTCGATGAAGTTTACACAGGCCCGCATTTTGCGACCTGCGTTCACGCCGTCTGGGAGCGCTACGGGCGTTGCAATCTTGCCGTTTGCCGACTTGAGCGGTTGCCCGAAGTCGTTCTTGTTGCCACCTGTCGTTTCGGAGCCGTTGGGTTGCGTCGGTGCGTGTGCGATTACATTGAGACCTGTCTGAGGAACAAGTACATCCCATCCTATTGTTCCCGTGAATGGAGTGCCGTCTATCCTGAAATCCGTCACGGCATTTGGCCTGTACGAAAACTCGAACGTGTTGTCGAAGCCGCTCCAATACGCATTGCCGTATTGCGTCGTCGTCGGCGATGACTGAGCGCCACGGAACATGACGGTGTGCCTGTCGCAGTTTCCGAGCGCCCTAAAAGTCACGGGTGCGTCGTTGATCTTTCCGGCATGAATCTGAAACCCAGATACGTCGATGATGTCGAAGAACTTGTACGTGACGTTCGTGATCGGAACCAGTTTTGAGATGCCTTCGTATAGGTCTCCTGCTGGATTCACCGGAGGCTGAGTGTTTCCGTTGTCGGCCCCTGACATCACATACCACGAGTACAGCGGCGCCTCGTAGAGTGACGTCGAGATGGAGTACGTGGGCGGGCGGACGTCCGGCGCGAACTGACCGGCGTCTGATCCACCACCACCACCACCACCGTCGTCGATCGGCGTGGTTCGATAATTGAATGTCGCCTGAACGACCATCCGCGAGTCGCCTTCGTACTGAGCGTTCACAGATGCGCAGTAGAGGCCCAACTCGCTTGGGTGCTGATCTCCGATGTTGATTCCACACAGCGAGAAGAGATTGACATACTCGCCGGCGGATGCCTTCAGAATCCTGAAGACGCGGGTGGTGCTGGCGGCTACCGCACCAGCCTCGTTTGAGAACTGGTACTGAACGCCAGAGGTGATTTCAGCGGCACGAGCCATGTTTGTCACCCTTCAGCGATGTCAACGCGGAGCCGAGCGCCGGCTACGCCTTTGGCCTGATACTCGGTCCCCGACGAAAGCCGCACGAGCGCCGGCTCGCTGCCCCGAAGCGTCGTGAACCCCACGAACGAGCCTCCGGCCTCGATGCCGATCTGAACAGTCGCCGCTGACGACGTGGACAAGTTTCTGAGAAACGCCATGCCGACGCTCGACAGGTTCGCAGTCGAGATGGCCGTGGCGTTTGTCGTCAGGTCGTAGACGAGGCTGGAGTATCCGGCCTTCGACTGCGTCGCCGTTACCTGACTGACCTGCACCTGATTCAAGAAATTGTCTCTGTCGACCTTGAGCGACATGGAGTACGTGATGTCTGGCATATGAATCTCTCCTTACTCTGCGATGAGGACTCCCTGCTCTCTTGCAATCCTGAGCAACTCTTCAAGCGCTTGGGTCTGCCTCTGAAGTTCAATGAGGTTGACGTCGCGTGCGGGGTCGTCGCCGCGGAGGAGACGGCTCAGTTCCCGGCTGCCTTCGACCGTCGTGGCATCGGACACCTGGAGGGCTGCCCGTGACGGACCCTGGAGGATCGCGTTGGCGACCTCCTCGCCAAACTGAACGCGAAGCGGAGCGACTTGGCGGATGTTGTCGGCCAACACTCGCTGCTGGGCCTCACGCTGGATGACTCGATCGCTCGCCGCAAGGCGGACAGAATCCAGTTGTTGCGACAACTGCTCGCCTGCTCGCTGGGCCGGCGTCTGAATCAGTTCCCTGCCCTCCTTCACACTGACTGAGACCTGCCGGATGCGCTCCTGGCGGTCGCTGATTTCGCCAGCAGCAGCGTCGAACTGGTCGACGAGGTCTTGAATAGAATTCTGAATAAGATCTCTCTGCTTCAGCAATTCCTCCCGTTGCGGCGTGCCAAGTCCGCCTGATGCAAGTTGATTGTTGATGTCGCCGATGCGGGCAAACGGATCGTTGACTCCCAGGGCTGCTCCGCGCTGCAACACGCGGTCTTCGAGGCGGCCTCGCGCGAGTTGAATGTCGCGCTCGGCTATTCGCTGTGCGTCTCGCTGCCTGTCTAGTGCTGCGCTAGCCGATTCCCTGTCTGCCCTCGTCTGCGGCGTGTCGAGGCGTATGTTTCGTCGTCGTGCCTCGTCCGCGTCCTGCTGCGCTGACTGCACATTCGCCTGCGCGGATTGAGACGCCTTGTTGAGTCCATCAGCGAAAGTCCTGAGCGCGAGTGTCGCTGCCTCTAAGGCCCGTGCTTGTTCGTCGATTTCTGCGATGCCTTGCTCGGCCCGTTCTTGAGCGAAGACATTGCCTGGGTCTGCTTCAGCGTCGGCGATGAGTTGGGAACGCTGCGCTTCTAGTTCCCTGAGCCTCCTCGCAAAAAGTCCTTCAGATATTCCTGACTGCTGAATGTTTTGCTCTATACGAGACCGACGCGCCTCCAAAGTGAACTGTGGGCCTACGATCCGTTGCTTGTCTGCGTCTCTGGCCTGTGCGACGGCCGCTTCCCTGGCTTCTCGCCCCCTTTGCAGCCGCCGATCCGCATCGCGCAGCCTCTCGTCCCTAACGTCTGCGTCGGCGCGAGTCTGGCCGCTCTCCGCAAAATCTCTTTGGGCTTCTGAAATCGCGACTCGGGCCGCGTCAATCTCCTCCGCCGCTCTGTCGAGCGATCTCCTGATAGACAGAGCGCCCGGCACACCGGACTGGATTGCCTTCGCGATGTTGTCTTGCGCAAGTTCAATTTGCTGTGCTGCGGTAGACGCTGAACTGAAAAGACGGGCAGCAAATTCGTCTGCGGCGCGACGGATTGGTGCATCCAGAGAATTGATCAACTCCTCCAACTGCCCAGCAAGCCGAGCGTCTCCTCGCTCCGACGCCCTAGCCTGAGCATCGGAAAGGACTTGGCGCGCCTGCGCTGGGTCGTTGACGCCGCCGAGGCCGGCGAGCACTCCATCGCGTATGGCGTTTCCTGCGTTGACGGCTGCGTCGCGCGCAATTGCCGAGGCGCTGGGTCCGCCGATTGCGGCGTTTCCCTGAGCCGAGAGGGCGGCCCTTGCTGTCGCTTGATCGAAGACTTCCTGAGCACGAGCCGTCGCCTGGTCAAGCGTTACGTCTGGCCTGTTGCGGACACGAGACTCCTCGGCGGCAAGGCGCCTTCTCGCTTCGTCAAGCCTTCGCTGTGCTGCGACTGCTTGATCCCTGGTAGTCGCCCCCCCCAGTTCCCGCTCCGCTACGCTCGCGTCCGCGCGCGCTGTCTGCACACGCTCGTCCAGCCCGAGAGCGCGCTGGTCCCTGAGTTCCCTCAGTTTTCCGACTATGTCGTCCAGTTCCTCCCTGAAAGCCCTGGCTTCCTGAGCCGGACCAGAGAACGCTCGCCTTGCGATGCTGTCTCCAAGCGATGAAAACGCTTGCGCTAACTCTTCAGCCAATGACTTCTGGCGACTCAGAGCATCGTTGAATGCCTTTGTCTGATCCTCTGCCGTCCGACCGCTGTTGGCCCAGTTGATGAGCGCGACTGCGACTTGTGAGAAGGCGGATAGCGCCACACCTGTTATCAACCCGGCGGTTCCGCCGATGATGAAGCCCAACTGCGAAATGTTGTTGCCGGCAGCCCTGATCCTCTGACTCAGGTCTCCTGTGACGCTGAAGAAGTCGTCGAAGGCGAAGATCGCCTGCTGAACAGCGAGTCCGGTGTTTCCGAATGCGCCTCTTGAGACGTCGCCGGCTCTCTGAAGTTGTTCCGCAAGCCTGTTCGGCCTGACCCGCAGAACGGCGGCGGCGGCCTCGACGGCCTCACGCTCAACTTGGTTGAGTTGCGCAGCAGCCTGCCGAAACCCACCAGGAGTATTTGCCGCCCGCTGAAACGCGGCAGCCAAGTCGTCGGCTGCTTGTTCAGCCCTTGTCGTGTCGCCGGTCGCTCGCAGTAACTGCTGTCTCAAGAATTGGAGGCGACCGGCCGCGCCTTGAATGTCTGCGTTGTCGGCAAATTCCCTGAAAGTGCCACCAAACGAAGCGGCGGCTCTCTGTGCGCGTGTGACACCCGTCGTTAGACCTCGCAGCGCTTGCGAAGCACGCTCAATGTCTTCCGGCAGCGCATCGTCGGCGGCCGTGAGTCGGATCAGTTCGGCCTCTGCCTGACGGATCGCCGGAATCAGTTGAGCACGAAACGGTTCCGGCAACTGTGCGATTTGGTTTTTGAGCGAAACTGTCGACGACTCAAGAGTTGCCAGGGCTGTGGCTGAAGAAGACACGTCTGGCCCAAGCCTGCCGGCCAACGCCTGGGTTCTCTCAAGACTCACCTGCCGCGGGTCAGGCGGCAGGTCGATTACGGGTGGCAGGAGAGCGGTTGCAACCTCGCGGCGCCTCTGTTGGTCTGCTGAGAGTTCCGCTCGGCGGGCCTCTTCCTCTCGAAGTGCTGCGATGTCTTGGGCACGCTGCTGGATCGACCGGCCCGTTGCATCCGTTGTCGACGCTGCGCCTTGGTTGGAGATCAGTTGAGACTCTTGCTGGAGAACGCCCAGCAACTGCGAGGCGGCCTGCGCTCTCAGTCTTGCCGATGATGCCGCGATCTCGTCGGCTTCGGCAGCGTCGCGGGCTGCGGTCGCTCGTCGGGCCTCTTCCTCTCGGAGTGCTGCGATGTCTTGGACACGCTGCTGAATCGACCGGCCCGTTGCGTCCGTTGTCGACGCTGCGCCTTGGTTGGAGATCAGTTGAGACTCTTGCTGGAGAACGCCCAGCAACTGCGAAGCAGCCTGCGCTCTCAGTCTTGCCGATGATGCCGCGATCTCGTCGGCTTCGGCAGCGTCGCGGGCTGCGGTCGCTCGGCGGGCCTCTTCCTCTCGGAGTGTTGCGATATCTCGGACGCGCTGCTGAATCGACCGGCCCGTTGCGTCCGTTGTTGATCGCAACTGCGTTGCGGCCCCGATGTTCTGCTCAATCTCCCTCTCTCTAGTGGCGCGCTCGCCTGCAAGCCTTACGGCTTCGTTTGATAGGGCTACCTGCCTTTCCAGTTGCGCGTTGACCTGGGAGAGACGTTGCGTCTGTGCGTCAAGGTTCGCCTGGGCCGCCGCTGCATCGCCTCGCCGTGTGTTGCGGACGTTCTCAAGAACAGCGAGGAGCCTCGCCGCCTCCTCGGCCTCGCGGCGCTGAAGTTCGACAAGTTGGGCAACGGCGCCAGACGCCCTGGCGTCCGCGGGGAGTGTCGATGCCTGCGACTGGAGGGCGGATGTTCTTTGCAGTTCAGCAGCGAAGCCGGCCTGCTGGAATCGGAGTTCGCGGCCCGTGGCGAGACCAGATACGGCCGACCCGGCCTCACCAAGACGGGAGATCGAAGACCGGGCTTCATCGATAACACGCTTCAGCCTCTCGTAGCCTGCCGCGTTTTTGATCTGCCCTCGGTTGATCGCGCTCTCGGCCAACTGCGCCGCGTTTTGGGCGCGTGTCAGCGATCCGATGAATTCGTTCTGTATGGTGGCGGACAGTGCAGCGAACTGCTTCTGACTGGCGCCCAACGGCCTCGCAATGTCGTTCGCGGCACCGACGATTGCACGAATGCGCTCCGCACTGCCGCCAACCTTGATGTCAAGCGTTCTTGTGTTCGCGGCCTGTAGCGCCCGCTCAAGGCGCTGAAGCGGCGTGAAGATTTCTTGGAAAGACCTTCCGGCCGCCGAATTCGCCGACACGATGGTCGATCGAACAGTGCGTGCGTACTTCTCGACGTCGCGTGCGCTGGCGTTCAGTCCGCTCGCGATCTGGGACATATTGATTGTCCCGACCGCGGCGATCTTTCCGATGTAGTTCGCCATCGCCTCATCCTTGTGGCGGTGCCAACAACTTCGCCAGTTCCTGCATCATCTGCTCTTGCGTCTGCGGTTTCTTCCTTGCGGCCGGGATGAACACGTCCTCGTCAGGCACCCGCTTGTAGTTCCCGCTGGCGGCCATGATCGTCCGGCAGATTCGGGCGGTCTGGAGCCAGGAGTTCGGCAGCGGGTATATCTGGTCAAACGCGGCCCACTCGGAGAGTTCCTCGCTGTCGACGGTGTTCAGCAGTTCCTTGACGCTGCGGCCGAGCGCCAAAGCCAGCCTCATGTAGAAGAGGCGCTCTGGACGCTCGGCGAATCGTTTCCCAGCGCCTCCACGGCGGCCGGCGTGAAGGCGTTGAACTCCCACGCCTCGTCGAAGAGGCGGTTGAGCACCTTGCTCGACTTCTTGTTGAGAGCCTCGACCTCGTCGTTGGTAAACACTCGCTCGCCGGAGGCGTCGCAGATCGTGAGCACGAGGAAGCGGGTGCGGAACGCATCCATCTTCTTCTCGCTGTACGCCTGCTCGAACACGTCGCGGTCGGCGCCGCTGATCACGCGGATGCAGACCGCTCCGCCCCACTCAGGAACGTCGACTTCCTTGGTCTTGATGTCCTTCGCTTCGAGAATCGCCTTCTTCGACAGAACCACGGGAGTCTCCTGATCTATGGAACGAAGTCAGTTATCCGAAACTTGAGTTGCCCGTTCACCAGTTCGCCTGTCCTGGCTGAGATGCTGGCGCTTTCCAAAATCACCCGGCGAGTGACGTTGTATGCACTGCTGGTGAAGATAAGCAGGTCGTTCCTGCCGACCAGCGTCTGCGGGTCCACTGGAAGATCTATGAAGTCGACCGTCACAGACCCCCCGCGGATGTCCCCCGTCGCAGCCTGATACGAGTACCCCGCAGCGTCCGTCACGCTCGTCATGTCGACGATCTCGGCAACAGGCGTCTCCACCTGCACAGAGGTGACGGTCGCCTGCACGCCGTAGAACGAGAATGTCGCGTTGTACGGGACACCGGGCATTACTACGCCACCCGAAACGACGCGCTGCCTCGCACCAATTCACCGACGGCCGCAACAACCTGCGACGAGACGCAGGTTGCTTGGCCGGAGAACGAAATGCGACCAGAGATCGACAGCGTTCCGGTCGCGTTGACGGTCGGGATGCTGCCGGCGAGGTACTCGATATCGACCGTCGCCCGCTCGTCCTCTGTGCGGTGCGTGCGGTACACAGGCTCGAAATCGTTGACGGCGAGCCCCATGTGGGCGCCGCCGACGAACCTGCGCTCCTGCCCGTAGTTGACCTGCACGCTCGTAACGGTGAGGTTCGCGCCGTTGAACGAGAAGGTCGTCCCGTGAGAAGGTACGCCCGCCATCGCTTACGCGACGCGGAACGTCGCGCTCCCAGAGATGAGGGCACCGACGGAACCGCCGATCGAGGCGGACGCGCAGGTCGCGTTGCCGCTGAAGTTGATCGGGCCGGTGATCGCGAGCGAGCCGGACGTGCCGGCCGACAGGATGCTGGTCGAGATGTAGTCGATCGTGACCTCGCGGTCAGTCGCGAAGCCGCCGACGAACTCCCGGCGCTGGTTCGGGCCGATGCCGAGGTGGCTGCCGTCGATGAGGTCTTGCGTGTCATTGACCTGCACGCTCGTGATCGTCAGCGTCGTGCCGCCGAACGTGAACGTCAGCCCCTGTGCCGAAACGCCAGCCATAGAAACGCCTCCTTGCGCCTTGTGTCTTCGTGCCGCCTAGTTGGGCGACTCCTGCCACCGACATTGCCACAGTTGCCTGACCTCGTAGGCCGGTGGCAACTGGGCGCCGACGGTGGTCGGATCGAGGAAGTCGTCCGTCTCGGACACCAGCCTCATATCTTCAATTCTAACCCCCGCCAGCGTGCCGGTGCGGTGATCCAGAGCGAGCCGGACGTCGTCTGCCAACTCTCTGGCGGCGTCGTGAGTCAGCGCCCATGAGGCGATCTGGATGCTCATCAGCGGCAGATACAGGGGGTTGCCTAGGGTGCCCTCGCGGGCGATGTTCGCCCGCTTGTAGACGAGGAACGGGAAGTCGGTCTTCGGCACGGCGACGGCGTAGATGCGGAACCCGACGCGCCTCGCCACCGACGGGTTGCCGGCGAGCACCTGATAGATGTGATTTTCGGCTTGCAGGAGCATTTCAGCGGCTCAGGTCGTCGATGAATTTGGTCAGGGACGCTCGGACGGCCGACAGGACCGCCTGACGGCTGTCATTGATGGCACGCTCCATTAGGTGCTGCGGCTTCATTTCGCCGTAGGTCTCGCCGGGGGCCAAGACGAATGGGCGCGAGCCCCCAGCGGTCTTCACGAAGCCCTTGGCCTTGCTTCCCATGAGGAAGTAGTAGCCCCTGCCGAGCCGCTCGAACTGCTCGTTCGTGGACGTGCCGGGAACTCTTGCCTTTCGCCCGAATCGGCCGTTGATTGCTTGATGGACGTTCACGTAGGTTCGACGATTTTGCGATCCCGGTTTTCTCCTGCCGGTGCCGAACTCAACCAGCCACGCATGGTTCCCCGCGCCCTTCTCCTCAACGTCCCACTCCTTGCCTTCAACAACGTGGGTGGGTCCGCCGACGGCGATGTATATCCCCTCGTACTTCTTCTTGCCGTCCCTGATCCTGAATGACCGACGAAGGTTTCCCGTGACGCTAGTGACGCTGCTCCGGTAGGCTGTCTGAACAGGCCGAAGGCCGTCTTTAGCCGCCTTTTGGAGGAACCGGCCGGGGTCTTTGAGGCACTTCGCGGAGGCGTCTTCAAGTTTCCGGCGAAGGTCGTCGATGCCGTCGAACCTGAGATTTACGAATGCCTCAAGCGCTTGGCGCGCCGTGCCGCCGCTTGGCAAAGTCCGCGGTTGTGTGGCATCAATCTGGATCGCCATCACTGCACCTCGCGGGCGAGCATTTCAAGGTACGTGCGATTTCCTCGCTCCGTCACGCTCGACAGTTCCATGGTACGGCCACGCCAGACGATGCGGTGGAGGTGCGTGACGTCTTCCCGGTAGCGGATGCGGACGCGGTGGGTCGCGATCACGTTCGCCTGCTGGGCTTGCAGGATGTCGCGGCTGGAGAGGCCGTCCACCTGTGCCCAGACCGTCGCGACGGTCGTGCCCCACGACATCACCGACTCGCCGGAGAAACTCCTCGACTCCGTCGGAGAGAGGATCGTGACCCGCTCGGTGTATTTGCCGATGTCGATCACGCGACGCTGCCCTCGCCCAGGAGCACGATGTCGTAGTTGCCGCCGACCGTTCCGGTCACCGTCACGCCGGAGACGGCCATGCCGGCGGCTGACGGGTCGACCTGCACCGCCACGGCACCGCCGGCAACCGTCAGGCCGGCGGCCGGGAACGGCGCGCCCGCGAAAGCGATGCTCGACGCACCGCGATTTCGCAGATACCACGCCTTCACGGCCGTGATCGTCACCGTGACCGTGGCGCCGCCCCGGACGTCCGACAGCGTCGAGAGCGACAGGTTCTGGGATGCCGCGGCCAGCGTGCGATTCGCGCTCCACGCGACCTGGGCCTGATTGGCCGCCGAGCCGTCCGCCAGAGCCTGGGCGTAGGATGCCGGCGTGACGCGGATGCCGCTGGACAGGCTCGACGACTCCGTCTCGTGGGCCAGAAGCGACAGCGTGACTTGTGCGGAGAATGCCATGGCTCAACTGCCCATCAGGTAGATTTCGTAGGTCTTTCCCGGCGTGCCGCCGATTCGCAGAATCGACCCGCCGACAGTCGTGCCGAAGCCGGCGGAGTTCGGGCACGAAAGCAAAAACGAGCCGCCCTCGCGGATCGGGTAGCCACGAAGCGTCAGGCTGCCCAGATTGATCATCGGCGAGAAATTCCAACTGGTGACGTCCTGTCGAAAGTTGGAGAACTGCGATCCGTTCCAGCCGGCAGTGAGCGCGATCTGCGTCGTCGTCGACAGGTTCTTCACGCAGATGAGTTTCAGGGTCGAGATGCCGACGCTTGCGAAGTCCACCTCGTCGTAGCCGATCGCGGGGAACGTCCTCCGATCAGTCCAAACGCGGTCGCAGTCGCCGACGTTCACCGACAGGTCGATCGGGTATGAGTCAACGCTCGACGACAGGCCGCTGGTCTCGAAGCGGCGAGCCTGCACGGCGGCGCTGACTTGGGCGGTGAGCGTCATCGGTAGCCGGCCCAGCCGGAGGCGGCGAGGACCGTCTCGAAGGTGTTCGGCACCGGCAGCACCTGCGAGTAGCCGGTGACCACGGGTTGCCGCATCTCGAACCAGTGGGCCACGAGGAGCGTGATCGCCTGCCGCAGCACGGGCGGCACTGCGGCCCCGTCGTTGCCGTAGCCTGCCGTCCACTGGACGACCACGCTGTTCTCGTCGCCTCGAACCGCCGGCCAGACGCCGTTGTAGAGCGGGTAGATGCGGCCGGGTGTGACGTAGTTGTCGATTTGAAAGGCGTTCGCGGCGCTCGTGATCGTGTTGGAGTTGCCGGCCTCATCGCGGTACGTGACCGTCACCGTTGCCGGCTGCATAGGCGGCCTGGGCAGGATGATCTCCCAGAGCGGAAACGTGTCGTACCGCGCCTGCCAGACCTGCGTGATCATCGAGATGTCGAGGATGTCCTCGCAGTACTGACGGGCCGCCGTGATGTAGGCCTGGATGAGAGCGTTGGAGTCGTCGTCATCGACGCGGCAGTGTGCCTTCGCCTCGGCGAGCGACACCGGCTCGACCGCCGGCGGCGTCGACTGGTAGAGGCTGCGGTACGGCGTGATGCCAAGAGCCGGCGATCTCGGCTCGCCGTAGACGATCGTGACGCTCATTTCCTCGGCCTCCTAGTCTGCCGATCCACGGCTCGCTCGACCTCTGGCTGGCGGGCGGCCTCCTCGACGACCGGAGGCTTCGGCATCGGCTGGGCCGGCTCAGGGATCGGCTCGATCATGCCGCGGGCCACGAGCAGGCGTGCCATGCCGTCTGACCAGTCGAACTCCTGGCCTTCCTTGTAGACGCCGAAGTTGCGAACGACGCGAATCCTCATGCGACGAACCCCCACGCATCCTTGGGCGCCTGCTGGCCGCCGTTCCAATACTCGGTCGTGTGCTGCTGCACCTTGCCGCCCTCGACGCTCCGGCTCGGCCAAGTGATCATCAGTTCGGCATGGCCGACGCTGACGTGCGTCGCGATTCCCAGCGTGTTCCCTGCCTTCTCCCAGGCCCGCCAAAAAGCGATGTCCTCGTCGACATGGCCGCCGGAGAACTCGCCGTCGTCGTTGGCTCTGGCGAGGAACCAGGGCTTCGGCACCTTCTTGAGGGCGTCGCACCGCAGGAACGTGCAGCCGAAGTGTGCCGTGGCGACTCGCTGGACGGGCTTCTTGAACCAGTCCTCATCGACGTTCGTCTGCTGCTCCGGCGTCATGCCTGGGAGCGCGAACATCACCGCGTTGGCCTCGCGCTTGGTCTGGAGCGGGGCGATGGCGTCCACGCCGGAGTGCATGAGCAACGCGAGCAGGGCTTCGATCGACTTCGAGGTGAAGATGGTGTCGTAGTCGAAGGTGAGGATCACGTCGTGCGTGTCCACGACGGTCTCCATCGACCTCTGGAGGCATTGCCCCCAGAAGGCTCCGGTGTACTTGATGGGAGAAATGCGATGCGGCGCGAGAGCCTGCGCCACGCAGAAGAAATTATCAGTGAAGCCGAGGCGAGGCGTGCTCATCAGAGCAGCGACCTTCACCTCGGCTTCCACGTTGCCGATGCGAAGTAGCATGGAGAAGTGCTCCTAGTAAGGAGCGGGCGCGCCTCCATGCGCCTTTGCCGGCCAGTCATTGGCCGTCCCGCTTGAACGGGATCAGCCCTTGACCCACTTGGTGACGTTGACGTCGGTCTGCGTCGCCGGGTACTCCTCGCCACGGGAGAGGAGGGCCACGACGCTCACGACCGCGCTGACATCCGGCGTCACCGAGAGTCGCAGGTAGCGCTTCTTGGCGAGGCAGTCGATGTCCATCTTCACGACGCTGGCGTCGGTCGTGCTGACCGCCGTCATCGTGAATCCGCCTGTGCCGTCCTTCACGAGCGCCGTGACGTTCGAGTAGGACGAGTTGTCGTCCGACTCCTCGACCTTCAGGACGCTGGCGAACGCGGTGCCGGCAGACGCCGCCTTCGAGACGAGCATCGTCACCTGATCGTAGCCGCGACGGTCGACGACCACGGTGGAGGTCGCCGTCGAGCCGACGATGGCCGGGAGGGCCGTGGGATGAACGACGCGGAGGTTCTGCGAGTGGATCACTGGGGCTATCTCCTGTTACTCGTGGGTTCAGGCGGTCTTGAGAGCCACCACCGGGCCGACCTCGCTGGTGTCGCCCAGCGAGTGATGGTTCACGTCGAACCGCATCGTTCCCTGGAGGAGCAGTTGGTCCGTGGTCGCGTAGACCTGATCGTAGAGACGGACGCTGAAGTCGCGACGACGGGCGTAGATGCTCGACAGGGCCATGTTGCCGAAGAGCACCTTCACCTTGTTGCTGTCGGCGCCCAGCGTGCTGTTCATCACATGCACGAGGGTCACGCCGTAGCCGAGGAACGTGTCGACCGTGCCGGCCGCCACGTTCTCGACGGTGTTGCCGCCGGCCGCGTACTTGAGCCGAGCGATCGACGCGGCGTAGCCGGCCGGCGAGATGTACCACCGAGCGCCGGCACGGGCGTAGATCGGCAGTTTGCCCATCGCGCCGAGGAAGTCTTCGAGATCGAGGGTCTCGAAGGCGGTGTTGCCGGACGCGGCCGAGACCACTGAGGCAGTGTGGGTGCCGTCGTTGATCTTGCTCACGATACCGTTGATGCCACCGTAGGTGCCCTGCGTCCCATCGCCGAGCCACCCACACAAATCGATTTTGTACGAAAGCGACTGCGCGAACTCAGTTGCCACTGCGTCCGCGAGTCCCACTACGCCCTGCGAGTCCTCGACGAGTTCCGTCGACATCCGGCAGCCGACCGCCAACTTCTTGGCGACGAGCGACACGTTGCCGTAGGTCGGCTCGCTCTCGGTCACCGAGGAGCCTTCGCCGACGAAGTACGCCGTGGTGCCGGTGAGCCGCTTGGGGATCACGAGCGTGTCACGGGTCATCGACACGTTCTCGCACGCCGGGGGCAGCGTCCCGTAGGACTCGACCAGCCGGATCACGCGATTGGCGAACTCATCGGGGACGAGCGCTCCGCCGGAGGCGTTGGTGCTCTCGCCCATGGCGCGAGCCTCGACGCCGTGATCCTTGCACCACCGCAAGTCGTCAGCGTTCTTGAAGATGTGCGCCCGCAGCCAACGGCCGCAACGATACGCCTGCTCGACGGCATCCGGCGTGTCGCTGAAGGCGCGGAGTTGCGTGTGGTGGGGGAGAATCGCGCGAATCTCGGTCTTCGCCTTCTCCTCCTCGGCACGCTTCTCTTCGACGGGGGTCACGACCGGAGCGGGAGCGGCCTTCTCGAACGTCGCGCGGAGTTCCTTCTCCTTGGCGTTCAGGGTCTCCTCGAAGCCGATCTGTGCCGTCAGGTCATCGGCCTGAGTACCGAGGGTCAGGTACTCCTTGTTCTCCTCGGCGGAGCGGCCCTCGATGCGGCCGAGTTCGGCCATCCGCGCCGCAACGGCGGCTGCACGATCCTGAAGACGCTTGAGGTTCGACGCCATGGTTGGCCTGCTCCTGTTTGAGCCGGCCAACGCGACGATGCGGCGGCCGGCGGGTGTTCCCGCTAGCGCGCCGCGAAAACGTGAATCCTCACGTCGCTCGCACTGTCCACCACGACGTCCGTCGTGATGCACTTGTCTCTACGTGTAACTTAGCACACTCAGGTTACGTCGTGCAACTTGATGCGCAGCAGCGCCGCCTGGAGGTCGGCAAGTTTCGATGCCGCCTTCGCCATCTCGGCGTCGAACTGCGTCGTGTCGACGCTGACGGCGACGGCGGCAGGCTCAGTCGCCACTGGCGTCTCGGCCGGCTGCTCTGGCGCCGGAGACGCAACGGCCTCTTCGGCAACAGCGGC